GCCCTTTTGGGCTTATCAGCATTAGTTGCTTGTGCATCGCACGATCCTCCATATTATTATCCCTGAAGAATTTTCTCTTGTGATCTCGTTGAATATGTTCCTGAAATAATTTCATATTTTATTTCAGAAAACACATCCATTATTATCTTACTTAGGTACATGTTGTTAGTTTTCTGACTAACAAAATATGTACGGTAATTTAATGCTGGCAAGTATTCTACTGGATCGATTTCTGTGGATTCGTCATTCCATAGTTTTGATAATATTTGGTTTTGATCTAAACGATCCTGGTCAACAGCCCATTTTATTGGGTGATGCCATAATCTTGTACCTGGTTCCCAAGAGGGTTCCAAGTCAGATTCGCCAAGTACCATCTCATTACATGGTAACGAAAGTTTTGCTCTACTATATGAGTCTTTCAACCTTGTTGGTTGATTTGCTCTAGTAATAGCTAAACTTATCTTTTCTTTCATGCTCTGGAGCCTTTTCTTTTGTATTCTTTCGTTTACATCAGAACGGTAGATTAGCGAGTCTATGTTATCCCCCTTAAAAGGGAGCATAGAAGCCGACCTAATCCAGATCATAAAGTTTAGATTCTCAGTGTCTGATGACTTCAGATATCTGAGTAGGCCGTAATGACCGTTGTCAGTTGAAATGAAATCTCGACTTTTCATTATATCTACTAAATCTAACAAAGATTCTTTGTTATTCTTAGATAGGATATTGTGTTTAATCGAGCTCATTTCTTTTCCCTTTAGAGCTAACCTTTTGGTAAACTCTATTTGGGACATATCTTTTGTGCCCAGTATGGATTTAGAAAGGTTGACCTCTTGGTCTAACTCTTTCAAAATCCCTAGGTACGCATCAGCTACTTTTGTATCCCATATCACTATGTCATCTCCAAGTAGTATATACTTCTTGAAGAATTTATATTTTCCATATGCTATGAAATTAGCATATTGGACAATATCATGGTGCCAGAGAGCGAAGGAAGGGAAAGAAGACAGTAAGCCTAAAGGCTGTCCTGTTTTCCACCTAACATTTCGTTTCTCTGCGGGTATATAAAAGTCCCTATTCGTCATTACTGATATCCAACTTTCACTTAAACCTTTCCCTCCCAAATGCTCCATTCTATGCATCTGCATTCTTGCAGGCGCTAG